CATTAAGCCTTCAGTTCTTGATTGAAGTGCATAACCAAGACTTCTTCTCAAGTACATGAACATTGCAATCTTATCAATACCTTCATACAGAGGTTCACCATTTTCATCAGTATGTAAATACTCAGGAATCATATCAACTGATATGTTCTTAATAAATCCTTCGTATTTAGATATTTCTTTTGTTTGAAGAGCTTTTACTGCAAAGTATTGGAACTGAGTATTTAGTGCTCTTTCTACTAATGAAATTGGTTGTGAGTTAAGATTGGAAATAAACCTACCATTGATACCTAATGTAAAATCACCAAATGGATCTCCTGTAAATAATGGCTGATAAGGACATTCTCTAAAATTCCAAATCAATCTGCTACCATATCTTGTTACTTCATACCTGCGAGGAACCCATAATTTCTCAGCAAAACAAGCATTATTGTACTCATCTAAATATTCGTACCGAGTGCTTTTTTGACCATAATCATTTGTAATTCTTGTCTTGGTAGCATCAGCTGGTGGTTTAAAATTAGAAGGTGCTACTTCTGTAATTTCCTCACCATAATCATCAGTTCGTGTAATAAACCAAACTTGACGATATGCTTTAAATTGCAAGTATGTTTTCCAAGTAAGTGTTTCACTATTAAATCTGCGATTTGTCATAGAACCCATACCGTGTCCTACTTCTCTGTCATCCGCATAATGCATTGTAGCTGATGCTAATAGCTCAGATCTTTCAGCTTTTGCATCAGGTCCAGGTTCATGATGTTTGTTTGCTCTGTTGTTAGATGAGCCAGTAAAAGTAACGAGTTGTTCTATTTCTTCAGGACTTACTTCATTTCCTATTTCATTATAGACATCTGCTAATGTAATAGGTACTTTAATCCAAAAGTAATCTGCATTCTTAACATCAAATACATCAGGAGATTTGTGAAATCCTACATGTAAATTATTAGTAACAATAGGTTTAGGTTGACCATTTACTTCTACAATACCTACAAACGTACCATCTGTAGCCATTAAATGTTTAAATGCAGTATCTTTAATTTTCCTCCAATTAAACTTCCACTTAAAATACTGAATGACATCATTATAAAATTGTTCTGCTTCACTTTTATAATGTGTTCCTACTAATTGCTCAGGTTCTGGTTGTGTTCTTTGTTTAGCAATATATTGTTCTACATCTTCTTTAGGTACACCTTGTTGTTGAAGTTGAGCTCCTTCAATGTTTAAATTAATCATTTCATTGATGCTGTTGTAAAGCATATTCTCAAGCTCAGCATCTTTTATTTTATTCTCTCTGTCAGAGAGTACCATTGCCTCAATATTATCTCCGCGTTTATGCATCTCTCCAACTTGATACATATACTTAGAGTATATTCTATTGTAAGGTATTAAGTTTTCTGGTTCTTCATCTGGAAGTTGCATATGAATAGGAACTTGGGAACAAAATTCCTCCATATGCTCTTTAAACCTTGTTAAATCATTATTGAGAATATCATAACACCGTTTCATACGCTCATACTGATAAGACACAGTTTGATCGTATGGAATAATGTCATTAATTATTTCCTCATACCATTTCTCATTTTTTTGAGAATCAGGTATTCTAAGTCTTATATCTGCTCGCATATTTACGTTGTTTTACGGATCGTGCAATGGAAATGTAATTATGACTTCTCATTCTAGACATTCTAACTTCTTGTTCTCCAAGAGCTAATGGTATTCCTAAACAGGCAGATACAGCATCAGCATTTACTTTGTCATTGTATTGCTTAATCTGCTTAATTAAAAATAAACATGGAATTCTTTCAATGTTCATTTTGATTTCTGTCTCACCATCTATTGTCAATTCAGTTTCTTCTTTTAACCAGTCTGCGAATTGATCAATAAGTGTAACTTTAGAAGCACCACTAACAATGTATCCAGTTTGAGTTGCCTTTTTTTCAAACATCCATGATCCTTGGCTATATTGGGGTCTTCTACAAAGAAGATCTATCTTTCTTTTCTTTATAAAATATTGTCTTATTCTTTCACCACGGTTTGCTTCATACCATAGTCCTCCAATAGGATTACCATACAAAGCCAAACCTAATTCTACAATTTCATTATATTTATCTAAACCCTCTAAAGGTTTACCAACAAATCCTGCACAAATACAATTCCCTGGCAAACCATGACTAATGTATTTAGGGTTTACAATAAAATATGTAACCCCTAATGATCCTCCTTCATTCCATGAATCAGATACATATGGATCATGTACAGCAAATACTGCATCTTCAGGAATGACTCCATTTATCTTTAATTTCTCAGGTGATATATACATAACAAATTCACCTGATAAATCTTTCTTGTCTACTGATATAGGCCATTCATAAAATGGATCTGGATTAGCTACAATATCATAGTTTACACCATTTGGAGAGCTACTATCTCTATACAAAGAGATAGAAGTACCAATCTTTTTATACAATTCTCCTTTAATAAGTTGCCTTTCTCTAATCTCAGCTTCTTTTGTAGGTAATATATCACCATGCGCCTGTACCCACATATCATCAATATAAAAAGGCGCACCCATTCTGTGGTTTCTAAATACAGAAGGGTCTGATGATTTTTTCTTTTCTTCACGAATAGATAAATGCTTTTCCTTAGCTTCATCTAAATTAGTATTACCATCTTCGTCTTTAAACCCAGGATCTACCATATAACATGGTAAAAAGAATCCATAAGAAGCTTCAGAATCATAATCAGGGTAAGTAAACTCAATACAATTAAAATCCTTAGGTTGAGTAAATACTTTCTTTGCTGGAATAATAGTTTCCATATCACCAGAAGTACCAATACCTGCCTGACCTGCTAACTTTCTTGATGCACTATCAGAAATCATATGCTCGTTAGAACCCCATGAATCAAGCAGTTCTGTATTCAATCCAATCTCTTCATTAATAATATATGTACGTCTACCACCAGCAGATTTTTGAGATGCACCTTTTTGATTAGGTGAGTATGCAGTATTGTATACTCTGTCTCCTGTTTTCTCCTTTGTCCAAACACCACCTTGCTTTACATCTTTACGTTCTTCCCAAGGATCTTCCTTATTGTTAATCTTAATACTACCACCCATTTCTTTCCAAAATGGAGATGGTTCATATTCACTATCAGCTTTTGATTTACCCCAAACACCAAGCTCAGGATAATCAGTAGAAGCCATACAATCCATATTAAACTGTACTTTCTGAAGCAACTCAGTAGATTTACCTCCACCACCAGATGTAACTTCAATAACAGCTGAAGAATTAACTTCTTCTCCTGGCAAATACTTCTTTTGACCAGAAAAACATAAGTCAAACAATATATTACCTATTGCTTGACTTACTGATTTACCACCACCTCGAGAACCTAACTCAATATAATTTTTAGCTTGGTTCCAATAAAGAGGAAACCCTTTTGGTTCTTTATGCAGACCAAAAAGGTTTTCTACTGGACTAATAAACTTTTTAAGTTTACCTTTTTTATTAATCATCTGTAAATACCTATCCTCAGGTATATTAGATGGTCGTTTTGTTGTTGTGCATTCAAATACTGCATAATCAGAAGTGTACTCATCATCTCCTTCAAAACCAGAGAACTTATCCATTATCATACGATAATACATTCTATGCCATTCCAAGTCTCTAATCCTTGGAATACCAATAGTTCGTTCTCCGTAATCTGTCCAATCTTCAAACCTTCCAAATACACCCATAAAACCAATACGACCTGGCACATATCTCCACTGACCAAACTGTAGAACCCATATACCATTAATCATTTTAGCTCGTAACTCTCTCCATATCTTAGTATGCTCAGGATGAAAAGGGTGTACTGCTCTAGGTTTAAATTGGTTCAAAATCTCCGAGAGTGTCCCCGTTTGTATCTTGATCCACTCCATTTACTCCATCTATTATTTCATGTTTAGAAATCTGTGAAAATTCCTCAAGGGAAAGATTACAGGCTATCTTTTCATCTGTTGCCAATGTGATAATAATTTTCTCATCATCCATAGACAAATCTTCAGACGTAAAGTATGGTTCAATATGACTAATAAAATCTACATTAATCATAATCCACATTTCACGTTCTTTCTTATTATCCTTTACTACATATACTGTAGGTAACTTTATCCATCTGACCACATTCGTTGATTTTGCGATTTAAAAATCTTACCACCTCCTTTCTTAACAGTTTTTGCTTTTTCTTTATTAAACTTAATCTCTATCTTTTCATAATTCTCATATACCTTAAGTGCATCTTTTTGCAAAGTATTAATCTGTGAAGCAGTGCCTTTTACTACAATAGTTTTATTATTTATTATTTGAGTGCTATCTAAAGTCAACTCTGTATCTTTGATAAGCTGCGCTCTTTTACGCAATGCTTTCTTTTCTTCTGCCAATGCTCTTTCAACAGCTGTCATACTTTCATAAGGAAACATATCATAACATTCTACAAAAAACTCATTGTCCCAATGTTCTTCAGGTAAAAGAGTTTCTTGCAGCATTGCCTTACGAGTACTTTCATCTGTTTTATAAAAGATATTTTCATCTTCATCAGGGTATAACATATACACAATAGCCCACATCATATCTGATGAGAGCTTCCTATCTTCTACATTCTTAAAAAGTTTAGAGAATGGATCATAGAGTTGATATTGAGGATGAATATCCCAAAAATCTTCTCTATGATCCAAATCTCCATTTAGTTTTAAATACCCCATTATCTAAGCGACAATCTATACAACGTCTTATTAATCAGTTCTAAAATCTCAGTAAGTTTATTCTTTAAAGCTTCATCTTCCATTGTAGGAATTTGCTCTGTTACATAACCACTCAGTCCTGTAAAATACTCAACAGGATTAAAAGACGGAATATCAATAGACTTAGGCATTGATATTTTTCTTTCCATCTTACAATGAATTTCTACAAGATCATCAACCAAGCCTACAATACCATCATAATATTCTTCTAATGTCTTATGTTCTGCATAAGACTTAGTCAATAAATGATGATAGTGACTATAAATCCTTGATTGAAATAAAGTGGTAACTAATGTATTCATAATTTAAATCCAATAAATCCAGCAATAGCTTTTACAAATCCAGGCACTTTAAATTCCAAGTTAATATTAAAGCAAGACAGAATAGCTTTCATACCATCCCAAGCAGCTTGCAACAAAGGAATCCAAGTCTTAAATTCTAAAAACTTAATTTGTGACACGGGGCGTTCTTGAAGAACAACCATAATGTTTGACACCATTAAATCCACTTCACGGTTTACAGCTTTTGCAACTTGAAGTGAATCAATAAGAGCGTCATCAGCAGATTTGGGGCTTTTAGCAGCCTCTTCTACTTTTACGATTTGTTCCTGCATTGATGATACGTTCTCATCAAATACAGTTTTAAAAGTCTTGGTCATGAGTAGGTTATTTAAAATAAATTAAAAGATAAAACCATCTAAATATTTGTACGGATCAATTTTAAGATACCCATAATCCTC